CACGGTAGAAGCGGGCAATTTCCTCCGTCTGGTATTTGCGTGTTTCCAAAAACTGCGCTTCCTCAGGATTCACAGAAATGCGGTTGAATTTCATACCGCCTTCTAAGATCATCGTAGAACCAGCATTGCTTCTTCCTTCATAACGCGCCCTAAACTGTTCTTTCAACCGCTGCCAGGCATCTTCTTTCAAAGGCTTGTCAGTTTCCAAAACACCAGTTGCCAATGCGCCATTTTCAAAAAATTTATTGCCAAGTTCTTCACTGCTCATACCTAAGCTGATAGCGCGCCGCGCCATTGCCAGCGGGCTATAACCGATAACACCGTTATAACCAAGCCCCGGAATATGCAGTATTTTTTCTGCCGGCAGTTTATACAGCTTGCCGCGGTCATTGACATTGTAATAAATCTCGCCGGTGTTATAGTCCTGTGCCGGCAGCACATTCACAGGCAGCAGCATGTTCAGCTGCGTAACTTCTCCCTTGCTGTCCAATACTTTTTCAGCATAGGCATTACCGCCACTAAGTACATGGTACTGCATAGTTTCACGCAGATAATAAGCCGGCATATTCGGTGCGGCGACATATGTCAGCACATCATACAGCGGATTTTCAACAGCCCTGCGCCTGCTGCCGTCAGGCAGTTTCTGATACAGGTAGCATTTACAGCTGGCAAATGTTTCTGCCAGTACATGGATGCATGCCCATACTGCGCTATATTGCATGGCAGTCACATTATTAAGCTGCACTCCGTTCAGCATCATTCCCGGTGTAAGGCGAAACTGGCTGCTTACAGTTGCACTCTTTGCGGCACCCGGCGCAAAGATATTCTTGAAAGCACCAACCAGCAGACCTGCCGGGC